CATCAATAACAATACCTTCCCAGTCCTTCAGTAAGTGCCGAGCCGTACCTTCGATACCGATAGACTCTGACAATGCGTCAGCTTCCTTGTTATTTAAGTCCAGCTTTCTACGGTGAATCCGATACTGTTGGTTAATGAAAGCCTGATGAGCGGCGTTTTGATTCTGTGCAATTTTTAATCTGGCACCCTCAAAAAACTCACACCATTTGCCATTCACTGACAAGTCAGCATCTGGCTCCAAGCTCATAATGTCGAAACCTTTAACTTCTTTCTTACTCATATTGTCGTCTCCGTATATTGAACACGAAGTAAATAGGCCAACGCCCGTCTACCCCAGTGGTACAGTGCAAAAATAAAAAGAGTCGGAGAACCTCCGCACTGGAAAGAGGGTGTCAGGTATCCCCTATCTCCGACTCTTTACTGGTTACTAAGAAATACGAGAAATAACGCACGTCTTCTGAGTGTGATAAGGGTCAAGCATGGCTTTGAATACCACCTTAGCCATGATATCTGAATCAGCTGATTCAGGATCTGCAGTATATGACATGATGCGGCAACCGGGGAAACTAAAGTGATACGAGTTTCCATTATAGGTTGTGGTCTCATCGTCAGTTAAAGCAAACCGAATGTTCATTACATCATTGGCTTTAAAGTTAGCCAGCATCGCTCGACTTTCAAAATAGATGTTAGCTGTCAGGTCACCTGAGAACCGGCCACGGCCAATACCGATAGGGTACAGGCTGCCTAAGCCAGGACGTTCACGACTGTCCTTACCCATGGAGACTTCCAAAGATTCAAAGGTCGCTACAGAATCGGCTGCCATTGCTCCACTGGTCTCTACCTTACGGATTGAGATACTGTCGATACCGGAAGCACCGTTAAGCACATCGTTAGAAGTTGCAGCCGTATAAGCCGCTGCACTAACGGTTGCACCTGATGGCGTGTAGTTGGTACCCATGAAATTAATACTGCCATTAATTTGAGAGTTGCCCAGTGTGAATTTAAACATACCGGCACGTAAGCCCTCACTTAGGAAGAACTCGCCAACATCTGCATAGTTGGTCTCCATTGGATGTAGCTTCTGTAACTACCGCCTCATACACTGTAATGACACCTGAACCTATGGAGGCTACCGTAACCAGCTGGTTATTAGCCGCTTGGCTGGCACCTGCAATTTTAATAACCTGCTCAAGTTCGATACCCACAGTACTTGATACTGTTAAAGTTTTAGTGCCTGATACAAAGTCTGTTACGTTAATGGCGAGCGTTGTCCAGTCTGCTGACTCTAAAACAGCTTCGAGGAAATCGTCATATTCAGCGAAACTCATCTGAATGTTTACATCACCACTGTTAGATGCAGAGGTGTGGGACGATCCTGAGATCTGACCATCTGCTCGTATCTCGTCATTCGGTGAAGCGGTGATCGCTCCGTTTAAATTACTACCTGTATTTCGTAACAGACGAAAGGTTTCAGTACCTGCCAGTGGCAGACCTGAAGGCTCTTGAACGTAGGCTAATGAACTTCTGGAACTATCTGCTATGGTCATGACTGACTCCTATCTATCGTATCTAAATTTAAAAGATGTGGATAGTATATACCATCCACCGCTTGCGAATCCATCTCTTGAGGTTGAGCCTCTAACCTTTACATCAGAAATATTAGTATATTCCAGTAAGGTTTGCAGTGCTGCTATGTATGTTTGGCCGGTAATTGTACCAGACCCTTCAGGTATTTTTACCTCTATATAAATTAACCCGTCAGTTCTGCTTAAGCTGCCACCTATCTCGATAGCATCTGAATCTGCATACCGTATGGCTACATACAAATAAGGGTTTGACCCATCGGACAATAATTTAGTTGGATCATTTGGGTCAGTTGGCTCTATATTCTCAAACTGAATAGGTGTTGATGCCCAGTTATCAATTAAGAATTGCTCTATCCATTCTGATATTTGATTTCGAGTTGCCACTACCTGTACCTTTTCATTTCTGCATCAACAGCACGTCCGGCTTCCATCAGCCCTTTCTCTACAGCTATCCTAATTTTAGCATTCCCACGGTAAGCTGGAAGTTCTAATATCCTACGCATGTAGTTTAACTTGTTCATAACTACAGCTGATCGTCTGAAAGGTTCAGCTATAACACCTTTGCGCTTCCACCGGCTAATCGTTTGCTTCGTTGTTGGGCCAGTACCTTTACGCTTAACGTACCTTCTAGCCTTTGACTGACCAACGGCGATCCACCAGTTGTAAGCCGCCAGTCCTGAGTCCTGTATGGTCTCTTCAACGACGACAGGGTACACGCCTTTAATCGCAGCCTTTACTGCAATACCTGGCAAATCTCTCATCATCATTTTTAACTCATCAGCATAGGACTGGTTGTGCTTTTTCAGCGCAGCCTGTTTAGCTTTGGATAATTCAGCGACTATACTTGGCATACAATTATCCACTCATGATTTAACGGATCAATGGATACTTCAAGTATTGTGTGAGCCTCTCCCTTCACTGTCATAGTCTCACGAGGCTTTGGATCAAACCCTATGTTAACTGTTGGGACAATGATTCTGAATGAGTCATCCTCCACCCGGCTAGGGTCAGTGGTTACTTGCTTATAACCATGGACTGATCCAGTAACATTGTAAGCCTGGGTGTTGGTAACCGGGCCGCCTCCAGGCGTATATGAGAAACCTGTAGTCTTATTGTAAACAAGATCTACCCGGTCATCTTCTGTATCAATGACTCTGGCAAACCGTAACCCTGAATCTGAATAGGGTTCTTCTACCCGGTAATTATTACCAGCTAACGCGAAATAATCCCATTCTTGTAAATCGACTTCAGGCGCTGCCATTAAAAAGAACTGCCCAGCCATCTGGTGTACAGTGCCTTCCTCAGCTGTGGCTCCCCTTAGTTCGATGTCAACGTAGTAAGTGCCGACTGTCGTGGTCACTAGCCAGCCTGGATCATTGGCAGGGCCTTGAGGAACTCTTCTCGTTACGGTGGCCAGTCCTCCGGCCAAACCGCTAACAAGATGCAGCATATAGATAGCTTGATAAGGGCTGCTAGTGTAAGCATCATATCTCCCCTGACCTATGATATAAATATCACCGGTAATATCATGGCGTATAGTGCCAGACGTAGGCAATACTTCAGACACATTACAAATAAGTAGTCGTCTGTGAAGAGGTCGGCTAAAGTTTGAAAGGAATCTATCTACCGGTGCTATACGCCCGGTGAATGCCGCCGATGTCCACGTACCTGCAGACGAATCAAACGTAGAGAATGATTCTTTATCAAAATAATTGGCAGCTGTTGAAAGCTCCACGGCTAAACTCCGGTAACTGGATCATATCCGGGAGCGACCCCTGACAGTGGTGATACTCCGGCAACTGTGGCAACTGTCGTACTGGCTATAGCAGCTACTAAACTTTTTAAATAACTGGAGGTTGCAGCTCTGAAGTCATTAACCATTGATACCATACGCACACGAGGCATAATAATCGTAGCGCACTTATATGTTGAGGTCAGCATAAGGTAATCATACCTTGATGTCTGTATAGTGGTTGGAGATCCAGTTGTACCATCCGATATAATGGTTGCGTAATCTATTCCCAGCCCAGTAAGCCAAACCTTTAGTTCCAATCCTGTACGAATCGGATCAAATTTAGCATCGTCCAAATCGCGTTCGCTCAATCCTACGATTGAACGCACTTGATCTGTATCGGTTAAGGCTAGGATTGAAATAGTCACTAATCAACAACCTTTAAAACGCCGCCATCTACCTGGCACTGCATCCATGACGACATTTTAACGCCTCTCACAACACCACCACGAGGGAACATTACATTCTCATACGGGTCACGTTGAGGGTACCGTGTGGTGTTTAACAAATTTACGGTATCTGATTTAGTCTTCGGCTCTACTTCTTTAACCAAAGGTTCTTGAATTTTAGCGTCCACTGCTGTCTTTGCTCCTAACTTATTTTTAGATTTTGCCATAGCAACTTATCCTTTGTAATAAAAGATGGCTGAGAGAGTTCCCAGCCATCCATTAGCTTATAAAGTCAATGTTGCCAATGACCAGCCATCGCCGTTAGTGAACATCTTGTGAGACATTTCACCATAGTCAAAGCGCATGCCTTGAGCACGACGAAGTACGACGCATTGATCACTCGACGAATCGCACTACGACTATCCAAACCTACCAGAGTGTTAACACCCAGTAAGGCTGTATCAACCAGTAAAATCTTAGGTGGGCGGATACCTAAGTTCTCAAGAGAGAATGCAGTACTGAATTGGCTACCTGAGTCATCAACGCTGTCACGAGTAGGCTTACCAGAGCGACCTTCAAGTGCCAGAGCTGTATCTTCATCTGTTACGATGTAGTCAAGTGTCATCTTACGGTAGTTCGCACGTAACCACTTGATATAAGCTTTGTGAGAAGCTGCACCGGCTGATGAAATTGTTGAATCGAAAGTAACAAACTTGGTAGCCGTTAAGCCAGTTTCGTTACGATCAACGTCACCATTAACCATCGCCTTGATGTCGTTCTCAACCATACGGACACGCTCTTCACGAGCCTGTACACCAACGATCAGGTTAACCAGATCAAGTGTAGAGGCTTGCTGCGCTTCGTCAGAAATCATTAAGCCGATTGACTTAGTGGGGATCTTACGAGACACGTCAGAAGTGGTGATACCGATCATTACATCAGGTTCTGCCATCTGAGAGATAGGTTGAGCTTCGCTGGACTTAGGCGCAGTAATATCAATAACCGGCTGTTCAAACTTCTGGCCATTAATACTTTGGGTCTGACCAACCATACTGTTGTAGGTACCTAGGAAGTCACCGTCATCAGTACGCAGCTCTGATTCAATCGTCTGCATAATAACTTCAGGAAACAACAGACGTGCACCGGCACCGTTGTTACCTTCAGGTTTTGTGATGGCACTCATGTTGATCTGTACAGTACCGGCCAGGATATCCTTCATTGAAGGCGGTCTCAGACCGGTGTGACGATCAGCATTCAGATACATACCTGAAGAAGCCATCATCTGTTGAAGTACGGTACCGTACTTCTGAGAGTCAGTCTTCATACCGTAAGTCTGTTCAAGGTGTTGAGCCAAGCTCAAACTTTTATCGGCTGCAGCTTTGTAATCCTCAACGGATAAGACGGCTTCCGCCAATTGTCCTTCCCGGTTTCGGAACGAAAATTTTGCTTCGTTTTGGTTCATTGTTAAATCCTCTAAATGTGGGAAAGACTAAATCTTTTCAACTACGACAGTATCACCGGCTACGCCAGTACCTGACACAATACTAATACAACGCCATTTGTGATCGGCTGGAGTACCCTGCAATACGGTAATCTTACCAGCTGTACCAACAGCTACCTGAACGCCAGCTACAACTAACTCGCCTGGTACTAGAGTACCAACTTGAGCGGCGTCTACAGTGGCTTCGATACGGCCAGACTTACGGACTGAACCGAATGCCCAGCCTGAGTTTACCGTGGCAGAATCAATGGCATATACAATACCCTCGATCTCATCACCGGTTGAGCACACCAGATAATTATCAGACGCGCCTAACTTAACAGGCTTGCCGATATCGGCGGCAGCTAATGCACCGGCTACATTAACACCTAATGCAGCATCTACAATGTCAGGACTCGCCTGAACTTTTTCACGTAATTTAAAAGCGTTGTCCACAGGGACAGCGGCTACACCACCGGTTTTAAATTCTTTCTCAACCGTTGAGACCATAGCCGCATGAGTTGATAAGAGCGTGTTTACATCCATGGCGGCATAATCAATCTTCGCGCCGCCAACCAGTAGGCCCATCTTCTGACAGGAAACCACTGCGATGTTAGTTAATGCTTCCATACTTGAATTTAAGCCTTCAAGTTTTTCGGTAGCTTTGTCCAGGGACAGCTGCAGTTTAACATTCGTAGCAGTCTGCTCGTTAAGTTGAGTTTGAATATGAGCAACCACCTGGTTGTCATCCATTGCAGGACCATCATCAGAACCAGAGTCAGCATTTGCTTCTGGACCTTGACCTGCACCGTTGTCGTCCTCTGAATCAGACGCGCCATCTGAATCGAGTAGTTTCTGGGCCTCAGTAATCTGAGATTTCAAATCGTCCGTCATTTCGAGTGTGCCAAGTTCTAACGCTGCTTGAACTTGTTCTAATGACAACTCGCCTTTCGGCGTTTTTAGTTTCTTGCCAGTAGCGTCACTGGCATCTGTGTTACCTACTGACATAGTAGTTTCCTCTTCGTGGTCACCGCTGGAAGTTCCAGCAGATTGGTCATGGCCAAAGTTCTCAGCCATAGAATTTAGTGACAATAATAGTGAAGTTTCGTCGGCTTGTCCAAATTGTGTGGACATTGCTGATTGTTGCGCACCTTGAGGTGCTTCAATACTGTCAATTATTTGCAACTTTTTAATGAAGTCATCAAAGAACATA